CATCTGAAGAAACGCTGTCCTTAGAGCAACGGACCTCCCAGGCCCAATCAGCTCTCGAGGAACACGTTGAGCAGAACCATGGACAAACGCACCTAGGCCTGCTGATAACCACGCCAGTCAACCCATACAAGGACAGTGCGGGCCAAAGTTGGCCATCTAGCAGTGCTAGAATTGTTGTAATACAAGTCAGTGGCGTCAAGTACTATGTGCCAGCTCAAATTGTGCCATGAACTCATCTCAACTGATAACCGCCAGTGATCTGGCGTCTGTAACGGCCCAAGTAGACCTGCTGGTGGCCAACATAGAGGCGCACCGCAACTTAAGCTTGCCCGTTTCTCATGGCAACATTACAGTGGTGGATGAGGCAGTCTATGACAATAGTTCCACGCCTTTTGATGACTCACCCAATTCTCCCATAGGCAACAAGGTTGGCACAGTCACCCTTCAGATTGTGGCTAATGGCCAAATCTACAGTATACCAGCCAGTCTGTCACTGTATGGTCCGCCAAGAGTTGGCACCATAACCCAACAACTAAACACAGAGGCTTTTAGCTTTGCGCCTGAAGGAGGCACTCCGCCAAGTGTTACTGTCACGTGTGAGTTTACAGCATCACAAGCCACCGTTGTAACATGGGAAGTGTATGTGGGCAGCGCTTGGGTTAGCATGAACGCCATCTATTACTATTTTGGTGGGGCCCAGTACTCTGGTGTGCAGTCTCACAGTTTTAAGGCCTCAACGGCCACATTCACGTTTAAGAATGCCGATGGCTCCTCAGGCACTTCAACTGTTACGTCTGGCCTAGTTCAATACACCACACCCAGCTACACCGAACCATCCGCTCAGACAGCATCACTGACAATGGCCTTCTTTTCAAATGATACCACAGGCAAAATTACTTTGGGAAAGATAAGGCTGAAGATAGACAACTCAGCCATTGGTGGTGGAATTCGTTACTCAGGCGAATGTACCTGCACTTTGGAAGATCAGACTGGTTCTTGGATAGTGTCAGCCATTGAACATCCCTGGACTGACCTGGAGCTCAAGAGACTATTTAGGTTTAAGACATGGGCTTGCAAGCACCAAGCCTATGAAACGTCAATCTACAGAGGGTCCTTGGGACGTCAACTAGTCGAGAGGATGGGGGCCAGATTCAACGAATCTGGCCCAAAAGAAAAAGTCATCGCCATGCTTAATTCAAACATGACGATGACCCAAAGATACTCGACCTACAGGGCACTGATCAAAGAGTACTTTAAGAAGTATTGGCCTGATTGCCCCAATTCACACGTACAGAAAGAATTAGGCAACAACGATGCCAATGTATGAGATGGCCACACGGGTATCTGCAGTGTAACCAGCAGGCAGGGTTATCTGAACTGTCGCAGTCGGTGTAATCAACTTGGATGTCTGACCAGCCGTCTGAAATGCATCATCCACTGTGACTGTCACGAAAGTGTTGGACGTTGTAAAGGGTGCGGGTAGAGTCAACACCAGATTGCCTGTTCTCATCATCACCAATAATTGGCCCTGGATTATCCTGAATGTGTTAGCACCCAGCGTAAGTGTGGTCACACCAACAGTATAAGAACCAGCACCATTGACAAGAGCAGCATAACTGCCTGAAAGAGAAGTGGTTGTACCAGAGTAAGCAGTGGTGATGGTTGCAGTCGTGGAAGCGATAGACGCAGAACCACCTGCTGCACCACTGAGTCCTCTTAATCCACCGGGTGAAACACCCGCACCAGAGGATATTGTTCCTCCACCCGCCTGGCTGTAGCCACTTGGGTTTGTGGCAGAGATCTGGTCGGTGGACGTCTTGGAAGCCACCGTAAAATAACCAGCAGTGGCAATGTAGATGACCTGACCCACAGTCATCCAACTGTTGTCACCCACATAAATAGTCACACTGCTCGTTTCACCTGGCATGGTGAAACTGGTAGTCACCGTGGTGTAAGCAGGGCTCCCAGCACCATTGCTGCCACTGTAACCTGAAAAACCAGAGGCACCTCGTGTGCCGGAGAAGCCAGAATTTCCGGATAGGCCAGATGAGCCTGAGTAGCCAGAGGAACCTCCGCCATTTGTGGACGTGGTAGGAATCAGCAGTGAGCCTTGAACCACCGCCACAGGTCTCATAGTGATCTGTACATCAGCACAGACCTCAGCGGTTGCACTGCCAATGTTGGTCACCTTGATGATGAATTCACCCTCACCATAGAAAGTTGTTTGGCCACTGACTTCACTCAGGGTAGAAGACACTGACGTGCCTGTGGTGGCTCCGTAGGTGGATGACCACAAGACCTCAACACGTACAATGTTAGAAGGCGTTGAAGCCACAATGCCATTCAAAACTCTCGCTTCAAAGCCAGAAGGTATGCGGTAGTTCAGCACCACTGTCGACTGTGAAGCTGACAGTGAGATACGAGGAATTGGCAGGTCAATGATCTGCTCCTTGTTGTTGACCTCAGAGATGAGTTGGTTGATCACCTCAGCCAAGATGTTATCTCGTTCAGAAAGATTACGTGTGGCAAAAGATATAGATGTGGCTGAGTTTGCGTCTGTATTGGTAAGGTGTCTTACGTCACCGTTACCATATGGAAGCCCAGCAGCTTTTGGAAGTATGAGTGGAGTGATCATGGCTTGTAGTTGTACTCGACCTTGTCCGAAAAGGACTTGTAGAGTTTGAGGTGAAAGCGAACGCGTTCATCCAAGAAAAAGTATCGCTGTACCTTTTCAACACCTTGTTTTGAACGCTTAAAATTCATCGACACTGATTTGCCTTTAATTATCTTGGGCGTGATAGAACCCACATGTCCAAGATTAACTTTGCTAAGGTTTATGACGGCTTCCTCCACAAGTCCAACAAGACAGTCATGAACCTTGTTGGCATCAACGTAGGACAACTCGCAGTCTTCCATGAACCTGCGAATTATCTTGGCCTTCGTGATAGATTTGGACTTTTTAGTCATGAGTAACTAAGGCCTAAAGTCAAAAACTGATTGAGGGCTTGAACCTGTATTGCAACGTTTATTTGACGTTGGTTTGGCTGTCTCTCAGTGGTTATGGATATCACACTGACTCTTGGTTCAAATTTTGCAATGGCTTGATTCACTTCTTGTTGCACCTGAGCTTCAAGAACAGAAGAGTCTAGTTCAAAAACCAACTTGCTAATCTGTGTGCCAAAGTCAGGATTCATCAGACGCTCACCTTTCTGTGTGAGCAACAGATTGCGCAAGTCAGAAGATATGACTTGGATGTCTGAACCTCCATTTAGTATCCATCGACCAACAGAGGCGTTATCTGGCAATATTGGACCACGCAGAAACCCACGGTTTACTGCCACAACCACTGCTGAGCCCACGTCCAGGTAGATGACATTCAAGTCAGTCGTTGGAGTGGGTGACTTGAAATTTCTACCCAAGACCTTGATGACGTAGAAGCCCTTATTGGCATAGGTGTGGCTGTAAGTGCCAGTCACAACATTGCTGGACTTAAGAGCTGAAGGGATCTCAGTGGTGGTTCCATCACCCCACTGAATAGTGCCAGTCAAATACGTGAGAGCTGGATCAGTCTCAGTGAGTGTCACTGAGACTGATACTGTTTGGCTCTTCAGTGTATGACTTGTCGTTGTCGTCATTTGTTCAGTCGAGTATACTTACGCCAAGCAGGCTCGTTGTCTTTATCCGATTCAAATATTGGCTTTGGACCCTGATCCTGTGCTTGCGCCTGTGGCTTTTCTGTGGACTCTTTGATAAAGAGTGGCGTCATCTTGGTCCTCTGGTTCTCATTAAGAGGTTTCTTGGGCCCGTCCTTGGGCCCGTCCAATGCCTCCTTGCTTACCTCGAAGCCATTGCCAGCAATCATTCTTCCTTCACCGCCAATCATGATACCGTCACCCTCACGAATACGAGGAACAGACAGCACGTCAGAGGCTCTGCGGTACTTTTTCTTGGCGTGATTATCCAGATGAGAGGCTTCCACGATTGACTTGATCTTCATCATGATCTGGCTCTTTTCAGGGTCAAGGCGTGACTGAATGGTCTCAAAAATCCTCTTCAGATTATCTGGGTTGCCCTTAGCTTCGAAAGCGGGTGCTTCCATCGGTGAGGGCAAGGCCGTCATAAAGACATTGACAACATTGTCAGGCAAACGTAGGTAACGCTTGAATATAAGTTCAACCCAGGCTTCTTTCGGCAAGTTATAAGCGGCCATGACGTCAGCCAACTTGCTGAGAATATCCGCCTGAGTGGATAACAAGTCCAACTTCATCTGGTCTTCCAACCCACCAATGTCAGCCATCTTGGCTTGAATGTTGAGTGAATCAAGGTTGGTCTTGCCCTTAAGAATAGCGTGGAAATTTCCCAACCAAGTGTACTGGGAAAGAATGGGCTTACGAATGGACCTTACCTTGCGAAGGAAGCGAATGTCTTGGGCTAGAAGTGATTTTCCAGAGGGTGCACCTCCACCACCAGAATCACCAATGCCAAACCAACTTTTTGGCATGCCAATAATGGAATAGAAAAGGTCAGTCAACAACTCAATGTCATAGACATCAGGCACATTGGCAGTGCCTGCGAGTTTTGTGATGGTGTGCTGAAACCCCTTGGGCATTGCAACCCACAAGACTGAATCAAGAGCCCATGGGTTGTAAAAGCTCTTGAAATCAGTGGGAGCCGACATGCTGTCTGTGTCACCCCGTCCAAATGACTGCTTGCTACGAAGCATTTGCTTCCACCGCTGAACCGTACGCATTTGGTCAGCAGGGGCTTGTTCTTGTACGTCGATGTTGATCACATAACGATCAGGCTGAACCTGAGCTCTGTGCACAACCATCTGGTCCACCGCCATGCGAAGCTTCTTGTAAATTCCTTGAGCTTCATCATAGATGGCCTCACCATATTCAGATGTACGCATGCGGAACATACGACGCATGTGTAGCATGTCCCACGGGTACCAAAGGTCTTCACTGCGTCCTTGTGTCGCAGCAATGGAAGCACGTGGAATCTCTGTCGTGCCGTCAGCGGCCACAAAAATATCGTTGGCCCGTGGCTTACGATCTGACCACTTGAAGCCAATGCATTGGCGATTTTTCTCTAACCAGTAACGACGGACAGCCTTTGGATGGATGAAGTGCAGACCCAAGACGCCTTCACCTTGAGCATACTCAATCTTCTCATAGTGGTTTCCAAGAGCAGCCAGGTACCAAACTTGAGAATTGAGAATGTCTTCAACCCCAATGAGGTCAAGCATCTCGTTGAGATCGTCTTCAAACTCAGCATCATTGCATTCAAACCAAAGTGTTCCAGGGTTGATTGGATCACGTTGGGTGGCTTCCTCAACTAACTCAGTCAGAGCCGCTGCCATCATGTCCCAGGTTCCCATTTCCTCCCAAAGATCAAGTACTTGATCCATGGATGTGGGACGCTTCATGATTGTCGCGTACTTCATCCAGGTATCTGGATTGGCCACGCGACTGGCGTCCATGAAGTCGTCTGTCAGCTCCTGGCCAGCTGACGCGGTATTTGCACGAGGAATGATCGAGCTGACCGGGTCTCCCGAGCCAATAAAGCCCATCCGTCTCAGCAATTCTGTCCCTATGGTGCTAAATTTCATATGTTCTTGTAAACTAAGGTAGAGTATGTTCTCTTAACCATGACAGAACAAGGTAACCAAAACATTCGTAGTAAGGTTAAGACGCCAGGAAAAGAAGAAGTTATTGCCTTTAGATTAGAAAAGAATGACTGCGTTGACTTAGATAAGGCTGTGCAAGATCTTGGGATTAAGAGCGTCAAGTCACGTGGGCATGTGAGCCGTAAGATTGTCAAGGACTTTCTCATGGGTCGGCTGGTGTACATCACACCGGAACACCAGTTGTTGGACCCTGCTCGGAATCGTCCGATCCATCCAGGTCTTGTGGATTTAGTTTGACTCTAAAAGCAAAGTGAGTCTGGCCTTTCTGCTCAAAAGAGAATGAAGTGTTTGGCTCAGCAATAAAAGCCTTGATCACATCCACTTGCTCTTCAGGCACTTTTCTGAAGAGCAGTTCGACAACGTAGTCATTTCCTTCCTTAAGAATCTGAGTGGCCTCAAGAAATGACATCAAGGCAGGAGATGTCATGAGTCTCAACAGAAGACGGTCCATGTAGGCTTTGGCCTTTTCGTCCAAAACCTCACTAGCAGTGTCTTCCATCAGAAATTGTAAAATTCGATCAATTGTCACGGCTTAAGTACAGTTCTTGAATTTGTGATTGAACCCATTAAGGCTGAGTGGAAATGGCGCACATGTGAGGATCTGCCAACACCAGCTCCATATGTTACCACCTCTGGCTTTGCTGTAGATCCTCAAGGTAATTTTCCACTCATCTATCGTGGTCCCAATGTCCGTTCTGCAAAGAACTGCTGGTCATTGCCATCTGGGTTGCACGAATGTGGTTTTACTCTGGCTCAACAGTTTGCAGTGGAACTGGGTGAGGAGCTGAATCTTGAAGCAGATCCAACCAGAGGTAAGATCATTGGTGTCTATGAGAACATAGCAGCCATAGACAAGTGGCACTGGGTCATTGCTGTGCTTGTCATGCCTGTAAAGACTTTGGACACAATAGTGAACAAGGAACCGGATAAGCATCCAGAGATCAGAAAAGCTCACTACACTCAACTCACTGAGATACTTGGTCTTGACTGGGCGCCACAATTGGGTCCATTCATCCAAGAGAATGCTAGTTCCATTCGAAAATCAATTGTAAGGTTGCTCTGATGCGATTTCTAATCTATGGTGATCTCCAGGCCTCTGACGGCCATGAGAGGTGTTTCAATGATCCAACCATGCCATTGCAAAGATGGCGTGTCAACAGGATCATGGACTTTCTCAAGGAAACCTATGACACACACAAGTGTGATGGCCTGATTGATCTTGGTGACACCACAGATGACAGACAGGCTATTCCCATTCCCACTATACATTCTGTCCTTACGCCGCTGTCTTCTTTCAAAGGCAAAAATATAAAACTCATGGGCAACCATGAGCAATGGTTGAGGAGCACTGAGGTTCACCCTGGTGTGATGTACAACAACATCTTCAAAGTGGTTAAATCCCATGAAGTGATTGATTTCCCAGGGTGTGAAGCTGTCTTTGCGTGTGTCTCATACATTGACAATGAGGAAGAGCTAAAGAAGATCGTCATTGAAACAGTCAAGAAAGCACAAGAAAAAGCTGGCGGTAGGAAGGTTATACTTCTTGGACACTTCTCAATTCAAGGAGCCACCGCCCATGGTGTTACACTTCAAGATGGTCTGGCCAATGATGATATTCCAAAGGTCGATGCAGCCTTTTTTGGTCACATTCACAAATTCCAAGAGTTAAAGCCAGGGTGCTTCTATGTTGGCTCACCATTCCAACAAGACTTCGGTGAGATGAATGATACGAAGTATGTGATGGTCCTTGACACAAAAAGTGGAAAAGCCCAACTGGTAGATACCAAGATGCCACAGTATAGGCGGCATACCTTGGCCCAATTTGAAGCCACTGTTAGAGAGGACTCAGAGGACAGGTTTGAAGTTAGAATGAAGTCCTTTGAGGAGGCCCAACGATTCTATGGCCACCCACTATCACACAGGGCTGTTCCAGTTTATGACTACATCGAGTCAGCCACCAATAAGCCCAATGTTGAGACGTCCCAGAAGGAGGTTGTGTTTGACGTGCAAAACTTAATGAAGGCCTACTTAGAAAATAACCCACCAAGTAAGAAGGGCCTAGACATTCCACAAGAAGACCTGTTGACCTTCGGCCAAGAATTGATGGCCCAATAAGGTCTAGAAGATTGATCTTGAATCATGTTGGAAGTAGTCATTCCGAAATAGTGTGTTTATACCGTAAGTTAAACAGGTTCGAGTGAACCTAAACCCACAAAAACATGAATCAAGTCAGTCAAGTAAGTTTTGGAACGGACATCACACGTTGCAACGGCTACTTGCAGTACGCTAACGAGCGCCTTGGAAATCTCGATCTTATCATCGAGAACACTTCAGATTACGATCTGTATTTCCAAGCCAAGGTTGCTTCGACGCTCACTGCCAGTGGTTTCACCAACATTGGCTCAGCTGTCACCATTAAGCCTAAGGGTGTAAAGACCCTTAGCTACAACATCCTCGCTAAGAAGTTCGGCTTCTTCGGTTCTGGTGTTGATAGTGCTGGTGCTGCTAAGTCGGTCACGGCCAACGTGTCCACTGTGCTGCGTAACAAGGGCGATCTGCGCGGCGCTCAGGTTGACATTGTCAACGCCGGCAAGCGCGGTTGGGGCTATGATGCGATCTTCAATGATCCAGTCATCGGCAAGTACTGGGGCAATCCTCCGGATGCTCCGAATGGCACCTCGCCTGCTTCGGACGGCTACGGTGGCACGTCCGGTGGCGGTGGCGTCTAAGCCATTACCACAGCAAAACGGCCTGCAGAAATGCAGGCCGTCTTTTTTGTCTATGTGGCAGGATCAACTCTGAAGGTGACCATAGATAAAGTTGTCCTGGATGAAGCAGTACGTCTTGCCGTCAATGTTCAGGGGTGTTAGACGGCCACGAGCAGGGAAAATCTCATCGCCGATGTTAGCTTCGATATCTGCTTGTGAACCTTTCTTAGCCAACTTGAAATGATGAAGCTCATGCTGAGAATCTTTGGAAGTATCAGGAATGATGATGGTGCTCTCAGACTTAAAGCTGGGTTCAACAAGAAGCCAGTGACCCATCATATCGATAGAATCAAACGTGACGGTCTTATCGTTTAGACGACAGATCATGTCAGCCTGATGCAACAGCAAGACCAGTTCATTGTCGATCTTAAATGACGCATTGACTTGCTGGGAGCCATCAATCTGATAGATGTAGACCTCACCAACCTTGGCATAGATCTCCTTGACAGTGCCGTCTGGATACTTACCAGAACCCACCGCCACACACTTTCCGTGGACATGAGTCTTGGAACGGCTTTCTGGAAGGGCAAGCTTTCCTTCGTAGGCCTCTTCAGTATTGATGATGGCAATACGTTCGCCAATGGGTTTGATTGTGGTCATAGATTTTGTAGTGCAATCTCTAGTTGAGAAACAGCTGTGTCATAGAACTGGCGATTCAGAAATTGATCCACAGCAAATTCAACGTTGTCATTTGCGTCCTGAGTCCTTCCCTCTGGAGTCTGAGGTATGTGGGCGACTGAAAAACGACATCTGTTCATGAACTTGCGTGACTCCTTAAAAGCTGACTGAGTGGCATCAGCATCATACATCACACAGACTTCTTTGACGGAACGAATGGCCATGATCTTCCTCTCTTGCATGGAGGAAATTGAATGTTTAAACACGGCCACAGGCACAACACCGGTGATACCACGACGAGCAAACTCTTGTCGTAAGGACATCACATTGAGTATGGACTCAACAACGACCACCGTGGAAGCCCGGGTTTCTCTAACCTCATCTAAATTGTAGACCCAACAGGCTGATCCAAACTTGACTTCACGCTTAGATGGAAATCTCTTTGTAGATTCACCCGGAATGTCCACGTACGTTCTGCCCTGAAAGTAGACTGTTTTACCCCACTCATAGACTGGAAAAATTGCGTACGGTTCCCAAAGCTCAGAGTCACGAGTAAAGCCCACACCCGCTTCGGAGAACACCTCAATGGAAAGTTTTTTACGCCTGGCCATCTTGGCAATAAGCATCGCATAGGCTGAATCAGGCTCTTGACATATAGATATAAACCCACGGGGCAAACTGGCACTCACAGACGAAGGCATAAAGACCCTGTCAACTTTGTCTAACTCGTCAGACAGACTCTCAAGTGAATCAATACTAACAGCTTGAGTTTCACCTTCTTCAATGGCATATCCCAGAGATTTAGCCCAACGAACAAAGTCTCCGCCCTTGTTACAACGCCAACAGTTGGTCTTGCCACTCTTGATATTTACCGACCTATTGCCAGATTTGTCACCACAATTTGGCTCAGGGCAGATAATGATCAGCTCTTCCCGATTGGTTCTATCGGGAACCACCGAGAAAAGTGCATTGACTTCTGATATGATAGCCTGGCCATTCATGTGTAGATAAGAATGTGAAACAAGTAAACGACCACATTCAAATTGCTGAGAGCTTAGCTGGGTTGAAGAAGCCCAACCACAAGGTCCGTTCCTCTGGACCTTCGGTGGAAGTAAGCCTAAGAATCCTAGAAACCTTGCGTAAGTCTGACGAAGACAGAGCCAAGGCAACTAATCCTACTAAGCTGGGTCACACTCCAATTGCAAGCTAAGGTACGTAACGTACTCCATCAGGTGTGGAGAGTAAAACGTCTTCGCAGTAGAATGACGCCTTGATCTCCACGCCCTTGGCAGCGCTGCCAGTGTCCAGCTCACTAATGCCTAGGCTTGACAGCCAGGCATTTTTTATTGTATGAGATGATGACACTGTCATCATGTCCGTACTTGGGAGAAAATCAGTGGTCGTTTCCTCAGGTCTATTTCCACGCAAAAATCTGCAGGGCAGATCCCACCTGGATGGCAATGAGGCCCCATAGTTGTTGGACTTAGATATGAACTCCTCAGACTCACCCGATACAGCTCCTCGTCCGGCCCTTACTCTGGCCCGCCACTTATACAGCAAGTGATAGAAGGGTGGGTAGATCTGGCCTGTCTGTGGAATTGAGTAGTAAAACGACATTGTGACCACATCCACTGGCTTGTCGTAGCCTGGTAGGTAGTATGAGCGTGAATCTCGTTTGAAAACCTCTGCACTCACATCTAGATCCGGTAACTTCAAGGACTTGACATATAGCCAAGAAGTGGGCAAGGTAAAATTCAAACTATCAGCCACCAATTTGAAATCTACAAACCACAAATCATCTCTCTGTTGGTCTAGTCCCTGGTCGGAGGACGAGCCCCAAATGTTTTTAGACGCTATACGCATTCTACTATAAGTAAATGGACACACAATATCCAGGAGTCTACACTGGCCGGGTGGAAGACAACAAGGACCCAGAGAAACTTGGACGACTCAAGGTTCGGGTTCCTATTGCCTATGGAAACTCCAGCCAGATTTCCACAGCACAACTGCCCTGGGCTCTATCACGTGGTCTTCCAGCGGGTGGTACATCCAAATCAGGTGGCATGGATTGGCTTCCAGATGTGGGTGACCAGGTGTGGGTAACGTTCCTAGACGGCGAAGCCGAGAAACCCCTGTGGGAGTGGGCGACACAAAGCCGACCACAAGCAAGGAGTTTCCAACTTCATCAGTATGACAAGAACGGAAAACCTTTCAGAGCGGCTCTTACAAAATTTGGTCACACTGTAGAAATCAATGAAACGTCAGTGATTCTTACGACCGCAAAGGGCAATGTCATACTACTTGATGACGGCGTGGATGGAATGATCCTGAGAGCCAACCAGGATCTTCTGATAAGTGTCCAAGACATCAATGCAATTATCAGTGCACTACAGGTGAGTGCTGCAGACAACATCAACTTTGAAACCCAGAAGGGTTTCACGGTTAAAGCCACTGACATGGCCATATCATTGGACGAAGATCTGATCCAATTTGTGGGCAGGTACTCACTATTTGTTGGCGCAGTCCTTTTCACCATCATCGATGGAACCGTTACTTTAGCTGATGGGGCTGGTTCAACCATGGTGTTGGATGGCAATGGCAACATTGCGTTGTCTACAGGCAGTGGAACATATGTGAGTTTAACGCCAACGACAGCCACAATCTCAACGCCAGACCAGTCTTCAGTGGTTATTGGGGAACTTGGTGTGCAAGTCTCTGCACAGAATGTGTTAATCAATGGCGGAAACATAGCTTTGGGTGCACTAGCCAGAACACCAGTGGTACTGACAGACTTGTTGGTTGCAGCATTTAACACCCATGTCCACTCAAATGGCAATAATGGATCACCCACAGGTGTGCCCATCGTACCTCTTACCGACGTGATGGTTGGCTCCACTACAACAATAGCTCAATAATATGGCCACCACCCCTTCAGTTGGACTAGCTTGGCAACGTTCATCCGTGTCAGTGGACAAAGCCACCAACACAATAACGATTACCATTTCGTTGCCGCTGCCCACAGTATCTCTTCCAACCATCTCCCTTGGATTTCCGCCTAAACTTCCACTGTTAAAGGTTCCTCTTATTCCAGAAGCCTTGCGAGGTATAGCGGCAGTCTTAAAACAGCTTCAATCCATCATTGAAAAACTGCTTTCACTGATACCTAAAGCGGCTATAAGACTCATAGTAAAACTTGGACCAATAACCATCATAGACCAGACCTTTACAACTGCGGATGCTTTGGCCGCAACAATTGCTTTGGCTCTGTGCAATAAGGAGGACAAGTAACATGGCAAACTATAATGGGTGTGACATCATCGATGCAGCCATCAGTGGCATGGTGTCCAAGATGGACGCGTTAAACAACAAAGTGGCAGGGCTGAGAAGACTTGCCCAACTGATTGAACAAGCATCAGATCCAAGGACTCTAATTCCAGACATCAACAGATTGGTGCCATTAGACCAGATAGATGTTCAAAGTTATGAAAATCTAAGGGCCTCCTGTCCTTTTCTTAATCTGCCGTCTGCGGCAGCCGGCATAGCCCTTTTAAAATCTGACTTGAACCAGGCCTACAATGCACTAATAGCCAAGTTAAATCTTCACCCATTCCTTCAGTTACAAAGATTAGTTGATCAGATAGACCGCTTCATAGCCCAGTCTGGAGTGAATTATGGATGCGTTCTTCAGTACCTGCAATGTGCCCAGGCAGCCTGTAAAGCAGCAGGAAACATATCAGCTACGCTTGAAAGAAATGCAGTCATTGTTGAGGAATACGGCAAAAACATACTTAACACCACAGCAGCGGTGGTGTCTGAAAGAGGAGAAGCCAAAATAACAGAGATCAAAAATGTCATTAGTCAGGTTGAAAATCTGTCGAAGCCATAAAAGTACTTAAGACCATGAGACCCCAGGGTTTTGTAACCATTTCAAAATTGACTCGGCCTGATGGCCGGGAGATCTCCACACAAGAGGCCGTGGACAAAGGTCTCATCAAAGCATTGGCTAAAAAGCCTTCAGGCTGGGGTATTCAGAAGCATGAAATACCTCTGGGCCACAACCTCTTCACAGATGAGGGACGACAAACCATGGCGTATGCTTTCGGATTTCGTAGTCCAATTGTCAACTACGTGTGCACACAGTTTGGAATAGGCACTGGCACAACTCCACCAAAGGTGACTGATGTGACGTTGGAATCACCCTTGACATTTTACGACTCAGATTCAAGTGGCACTCCAGACAGCCAGTACAAGCCCATATCTAAGGCATCATTCCCCTACCCATTTATTGTAGACATTGAACTTCCACTTGCCTACAGTGAAGCCAATACCCAGCTTATCACAGAGCTTGGACTATTTACTGGGTCTAGTGGTGGGGGTGGAAACACACTGTTGGCCCGCAAGGTTATCCTTGGCTACAACAAAGACTCCAGTTTGGCTCCTACATTTGTGTGGCGCCTTCGCTTCTAAACGTGTAGTTAACACAACAAGATTTTATGCCAGTAAAAATTCAATCTGTGGGCAAAGGCAAATACAAGGTTTCAACTCCAAGTGGAACCAAGGCCAAGCATACTACCAAGGCCAAAGCTGAGAAGCAAAAGAGACTTCTCAATGCCATTGATCATGGTTTTAAGCCCACTGCCCGGCCAGCTAAAAAGAAGACTCGTACTGAGAGCCTCGCCCTAAAGGTTGTTCAAACTCTACTAAGCTAATACCATGCATACTTTCATTCAAGATACCAACGCAGTCACGTCCTCCACACTTGAAATGTGGAGAGTACTTCAGTCCAGCCCAATCAGCCTATTCGTCACGCTGAAGAATGCGGGTGCCAACAACATTGACTACCAGTTTCAAGAGTCCTCTGATGGTGTCACATTCGCAAATATCGCCGCAACAAGTGGAACTTTGACTCCTGCTGGTGGCAGTCAGATCATATCCTACAAGATCAGCTCCAGCTTGGCCATGGTTCGACTAACCGCCTCATCCACCAGCGGTTCAACTATTGACTTTGCTGTCAGTCGTTATTATACACGTGCTGCTTACGGACCTCTACCCCTGCTGTCTCTATGAGCAACCACACCAAAGCAACCAGGTTGGTCAACGCGTTACTGGGTGAAGAAGGCCCTGACGACTACCTCAACAAGCTGGGCATTGTTCGCACTTCACCCAAGCTAACTGAGCCGGAGCCGGAGAATTTTAAGCCAGGTCCAGATAGTTTAATGAGTAAGGTCTTGAAAGGTAACCCTTTTGACGACACTGAGGACATGGACGCCAACGATTTGTTAGAGTTATGGGCCACTAAGAGGCTGAGAAGGAGGGGCTTACGAGCTGATCGTGAAAGTGTTGAGGCCCTGCTGAATGACCTAGACTCCAGCGTTGATGAGTATATCGAATACAACGAGGACATCTACAACCGGATCATTGAACAGATCGCAGAACAAATTGATAACAGCAAAGAAGACCCTAACGGATGGTATGCCATGATTAAGAGTGTTGTGGATGATGGGAATGTTGAAGATGCAAACGAAGACTAAATGTCATCGTCGATAGAAACCTGAACAGCCTCATGGTATCCCTTGGAATACTGCTCTCTTATTTCTCCAAGATTGGCGTCACTCAACTCATGTGGGTGACGCCAATTTAGTTTTTGTGGGCCTGACTCCAGCACTGCATCTTGATGGAGTATGGTGGCCTCAAGACAGTCATAGAAAGTCTGCTTAAGTGGCTCAGGAATCTGGTCGTCTATGGCCAACACGGCTTCCTCAAAAGTTGAACCATGAGGCACCGCTTCAAAAAGCTTGGCCACTTTAGAGGGTCCCCAACCCTTGATGCCAGATATGCCGTCAACTGGATCACCCAGTATGGCTAAGGCCACCGCAATGTGGGACGGCCTCTTGATAGTCCACTTCTCCACAACCTCTTCTGTGGTTAGCAGTCTTTTCTTATTGAGACAGCAGTAGCCAACAACTCTGTCTTTACGACAGTCCATT